ATTGTTAATGGCTTAGTAGCCCAGATAAACTTACCCTCAGGTAGAACATGGGAAGCTGAGAATGTCAGTGATGAACTCCGAGTATTTACACTTGACCAAAGTAATATCTCTGTTTCAGCTATTACCTTCCTGTTAGTAGAATCTGTGACAGCCTCTGTGTTTACACAATCTGTTATAACCGGAGATGTTAGGGCCCCAGCAAATTCTTTAACTCAGATAGTTTCTTCAGTCTCAGGTCTTGAATCTACAACAAACCCCTTAAGTTTTACAACAGGTAGAGATAAGGAGACAGATGAGGAATTAAGGAATAGAGCATCGCAAACAACCCAGCTTGCAGGAAGTAGTACAGTTCCAGCCAACATCTCCGCTGTTGGCAATGTGGATGGTGTGTCAGCTGTCCTCTTGGTTGAGAATCTTACGGATACCGTAGATAGTGAGGGGAGACCACCCCATAGCTACGAGGTGATCGTAGAAGGAGGTGTTGAAGGCGACATTGCTAGGGCAATCTTCAATGAGAAGCCTGCAGGGATTCAAACGTTTGGGGATATCACTGTTAATGTCCTTGATCAGACAGAGCCACCGAGAGCAATTAGTTTCTCTAGGCCTGAAGACATTATCATAGCTACTCGTGTTACTTACGATCTATATGACGAGGAGTTATTCCCACCAACTGGTCCTGACGATATTGTTCAGGCTGTCTTAAGTACAGGTAATGCTCTAGGTATCGGAGAGGATGTTATTCCTAAGAGATTCTATGGGCCTATTTACTCAGCTGTATCTGGTATAAACGAGATCACAGTAGAAATGCAGGTACTGGCTTCCTCTGGAGATACACCTAACCCGGGTAATTGGTCAGAGGCTAAGATCTCTATTTCTGATTCACAAGTGTCTTCATTCAACTTAGCGGATGTTTACACAGTTCAAGTCTAAGGAGGACTTATGGCAGAACCAATTTTAAAAATTCTGTTGAGGTTGGCCTTAGTCGTGTAATAGAGCAATTCGAGGACAAGCCCAACATTGTGGGAACACTTGATGCTTTCCTACAAGAGACTCAGAAAGTTGAAGATCTAGCTTTCGAGGTAAATTCAGCTTTCGATTTGGATACAGCTATTGGTGAGCAGCTCGATGTCATCGGTAGATTGATCGGTGAAACTCGTCAGGGCAAATCTGATGAGCTTTACCGAGCGGCTATTAGAAACCGTATCGTAGCTAACAGTGCGGATGGGACAATCGACAATATAATCAGTATTGTTAAGAACTCTTTAGGCCCTTCCGTAACTTACCCTAATCTTATTAACCTATTCCCATCTCCACATAACCCTGAAGGTTGGTATGGGGCAACCACTGATCCAGATGGGACTATCACCAACACAGCTCTATCAAATCCTAGTGGTCAGCCCTCTGTAGGTTTAGTTGAACAGACCTCTCTAACGGAGTTCTTTAGACCCCTATCGACACAGGATGCACCTATAAGTGCCCTATCCGGTGAGACATACTGCCTATCTGTAGTAGCTAGGAGTCTTAATAAAGATTCCAATCTATTATTTATATTCGAGGGAGCTACGGACAAGCAACTGAGAATAAACATAAATACTGGAACTGTAGGGTTTATCTCCTCTGGTATTGATCATAGTTATCAAGATCTAGGTAATGGGTTCTCGTTAATCCAAGTTAGGTACACACTGACAGCTAACGAGCCAACGTTTGTTGGCAGAGTCTCCTTACTCAATGATGATAATGGATCTAATACAAGAGCTGACGCTGGTGATCAGATTTATATGCAATCAGCCTTCTTTGGAATATCAAATGATTTCCCTTCAAAGGTATCTGATGGCACAGACAAGCCCGTGAAACTACATGAGCACTATCCCGCAGATATCCACGTAGAGGTTCAGGATAATGAGAGTTCAGCCCTCCATGCACTTCTATCTGAGATCTCTTCAGCGGGTGTAACAAGGACTATGACTTTCATACCTGAAGCTGGTGACCCACTAGCTCCTGTAGAGTTAGAAATCCTTAGAAGATTCCTTATCACCAACACAGGTGATCAAATAGTCACAGATGACGGGGTAGGGAATAAATCAAATTTAATCGTATCTAATATCGTTGACTCTGTTGGGAATGTCTCAATGGGCTACCTAGCCGAGCTTGACCCTTCAGAGGGTGATGAGTACAACGTTTTAGCAGAAACTTTAAGGGTGTGATAGATCACCCTTCCACTATTTTAAGGAGACATTCTGATGGCAGATGTTGAATTACCAGACTTACCCGCCGTTGTCACAATTGCAGACTCTGATCTTCTTCATATACGGCAAGGTATAGAGGATAAAAAATCAACGGTGGCTACCCTAGAGGTCCACCTTGATACGAAATATCTAAGGCAGGATGATAACCTAGCCTCTTTAGATAATGATGCTACAGCTAGGGCTAACCTAGGTGTCCTAAGTGAGTCAGAAGGTGATGCTAAGTACTTAGAGGAACTTAACAACCTATCCGACCTAACCAACGTAACAGTTGCACGTAATAACCTTGGCCTTGGATCCCTAGCAACTCAGAATGAGGGAACTGGTGGAGCTGACTTTAGAGATAATGATGCAAACGATGCAAGGTTCCTTCTTGAGGCTAATAACCTTAGTGACCTGACAAATACTGCAACCGCTAGGACAAACCTAGATGTATACAGTAAGTCCGAAGGTGATGCGAGGTATTTACTTGAAGCTAATAACTTGAGTGATCTTACAAATGTGGTGACTGCAAGGTCAAATCTTGGATTAGGCACAGCGGCGGTTGTTAACACAGGGACAGGAGCAAGCGATGTTCCTACAACATCTCAGGCAGATGCGAGATATTTACTAGAGTCCAATAACCTGTCTGATGTTACCAATCCAGCAACTGCTTATAATAACATCAAGCAGCCAGCGACAACATCCTCCATTGGTGCTGTTGAGAAAGCTACACCTGAGGAGATGGCAGACGGAGCCCCTGATAAATTCCCAGATGCAGCTACCATAAATGATTTCGTAGATACAAGGGTTCGAGATTGGACGACAGTTGATATGAAGAACCCTACCCTTCATTCACAAGGTAGGATGAACTTCATAACTGATCTAATCTCGTGGGGTTTTGTATTTTTCAATAAGGGTCAAGATGCTATTGTATTTGGCAGACTATCCTCTTCAAGTAGTGTGTTCTATTTCTGGGAGGTATCCCTAGGGACTTCTTACGACTTGTCTACTAGCACATTGACTCAGACATATCAGATACTTAACTCATCATCATCTATGGACCGTTTACTCTACAAGCCAGACGGAACTAAGTTATATGTCATGGCTCAATCATTCATCTATCAATATGACTTATCAACCCCATGGGATATATCGACTATAACAGAAAATGGTATTGAATCTGTTGGGGTAAACGATCTAAGTGGGATGAACTTCAACGAGGATGGTACGCGTCTCTATTCAATTGGTACACAATCAGCATTAGAACAATTATCAGAATGCACACTGTCTACGCCTTGGGATATTAATACAATAGGTACTCCCACTCTGCTTAATTTAGAGTCAGGAATAGTTGGGTACACTTGTGATAATGCTGATGACGTTACTGTGACTAATAGAGGGGGTTATCTGTATATCTACATACACGGTAAAGCTGAATTGGTAAGTTCTAGTACAAACACTGAATGGGGTGTAACTGAGATGCAGATATTTAACCCCACCTTGAGCGGAGCTGGTTCACCTAATGAGATTATCCACACCGTACAGAGGTATAAGACAGGATCTTCGAGCCTACTGGAGACATTCGACCCCATAGCTGGATTAGCCTATGCTACGAATGGATCTTTATTTACGCTATACAGCATACTTAAACCTTATCCGTATATTATTGGGAGTTAGATAAATGGCATTACCTCCAACATTATTACCTGAATGGGCATCACAAGATCAGGATGACCCAGTAACAGGTGCACCGAACAAGGTAGAACCAACAGCCTCTTTCAAGCTGTCAGGTGTAAATAGAAACGAAGCACTGATCAGGCCCTATCTAAACTACGAGCTAGACCTCATCTCAGACTGGATTGAATTCTTTCGGGACTCTGACCTATCAGGAACAGAGAGTACAGTTTCCAGCCAAGCAGTGGTAACAATACCCGATCAAGGGAACACAACCTATCAAGTTCTGGTAACCCCTAAGTCCAATCTTGGAAGTGTGTGGGTAACCAATGATAGCTCAACTCAATTCACAATCAATGTCTCTTCTGGAGATGGAACTGTAGATTGGTTAGTCAAAAATAAACTATAAGGAATACAGTGACATGGTTGACGGAGATGGCAATCAACTAGCTGAGGTATTCGTAGGGTTTCTTTCTATTCTTCTAGCCACCCTTGCTGGGTGGTTCTCTTGGGAGAAAAAGAAGACAAGGGAAACTATTGAAGATCACTCCGCTAGGATCACTAAGCTAGAGGCTGAAGCTATGACAGAGGCTAGAACTAGAGAGATGATACAGGATAATTTAGATCCTCTTAAAGAAGATATGAGGGAGTTAAAACAATACCTTAAGCAACTATCGGAAGATACCATTTACATACGCTTAGAGATTGCTAAAACTCACGGATATCAGCAAGCAAAAGAGGAACTGAATAAGATAAGAGGTCCAAATGAGTAGACAAATTACAGGGTCTTTAGAGTACCCTGCAGGCACTAACTTCAATGGTACTATTGAGGCTAGGCACATTGAGGGGAACACCGTAACGGTTCCTCAATCGATCAGTGAATTTACAGTTACAGATTCTTTATATGATTTTACTTTGGAGAATGGTTCCTACCAGTTCTCCATTAAGGGTATCATCTCAGAGGGCTCAACAGATGAGTCTCGTGTGAAAATTGGACTAGGTATCGTTAATGATGGTGCCCCTATTGACCTCCTTACCTTAATTGGATTGAGTGAACCTCTAAGTTCCCCTGTCGAGGATCTTATAAATGAAAGAGGCCTACCATCTGGTTGTACAACAGGCCAGCACCTCTCTAAGACTACAGATAACGACTATGAAGTAGAGTGGGTGGATGCTCTGGATGAGGCACCTATTGATGGTCAACAATATGCCAGACAGGATGGGGACTGGACAGTTGTAACCGGAGGAGGGGGTGGAGCCTCAACCTGCGTAGAGCTGACAGATACCCCTACCGACTACGTAGGTCAAGCAGGGAAGGTTGTTAGGGTAAACACAACACCAGACGCTCTCGTGTTTGATGATTTGACCAAGTCCGATGTGGGGTTAGATCAAGTTGATAATACCTCAGATCTGAATAAACCTGTTTCAACAGCTACACAGGCAGCCCTAGATGGAAAAGAGGATGACCTAGGCCTACCCACGAGTGATGGACAAGTTCTCGCATCAACTACAGCTGGTGTTAGATCTTGGGTAGATATGTCCGGAGGTGGGGGCTCAGGGGTTACGTATAACTCCAACTTCAACATCTTCTACGGAGCTATTACAGATGTGGATCCAGCTGTTAATATGGTGGTAGAGGATCAAGGGAGAATAGCTAGGACTGCAGCCTCCAGTGGAGCTGCATACGTTCACTCTAAGTACCTGATCCCTGTAGAGACTTATTGGGAAGTCACTCACACTGTGTGGGATTCAGGGTCTATTGCATCTATGAACTTCTCCCCGGTTGTTGACGGAGTTGTTGATTGGAGTTCAGGTATTATAGTTCAACCTCTCAATGCGAATATTAACATTAATAGGATCACAAGTGGAACTCGTGCCAGAAATAGGTCAGCATCAGTTGTAGGCTCTTTCGCTCCCTCACTATCTGCAGGGGATACCGTAAGGTACTGGATTACCCGGGATGATGCCAACACTGTCACAATCTACGCACAGAAGAACGGGACAGGGACTATTTACTCACAGGCAGTAACTGTGACAGGTGTCGGGGATGCAAGTAATTGGACGTTATCCGTAGTTGGTTCAAGCCTCTCATCTAATCCGTTTGATGTTACGTATAATTTCGGTAAGTCACCCTTCCTTTACACACCTGAAAGTGGTAAGAGCATAACAGCCCTTAGCCCAGCAATATTGAAGGATCCTTTCCCTTTGTGGAGTGGTAGCGCCATTATATTAGCCCAGACCGTCATGGACTTTACTGTATTCAGTACTGGTAATTACAACCCGGGGACTTACATAGCTAGGACAACACCAGCGGGCGGTGATATAACGGATGTGCCATTACAAATCTCAAGCCCTGACACAGATTTCTATGGGATTGCATTCGATAGTGAGACTGCCACTAATGTATATGAGATTACCAACGTCCAGTGGGATAAGTCAGCCCTATCCTTCAGGGTGGAGACTAACAAGCTCAACCTTCCTACAGCCGAAGTAACTCAGATCGTCCCAAGCTTCACGTTAATGTCTTACAAATTCGAGTGATAAAATGCACATACAATATGATGTAACAACTAAAGAGATTATAGGGTATCACTACCTGAGGGCAGATATAAAAAGCATCCCTGATGACTTTGTTGAGGTCACCTCAGGTCAGGAAGATTTTGTTAAGGATAATTACCAGTATCTGACCGTTGATGATACCGACACAGCTAACAAAATGATAGTAACACCTGCAAACTTTGAAACCTATAAGGCTCAAGTTGACCTTATCAATGCAAGGATTGCAGAGGGTGAAGCGATAGTCAAATACTTAGAGGATTATCTAAATGAAAAAGCCTCTATCTATGGTTACGATAATTACCACACAGCTATGATCTACAGGGATAGTAGTATCCCTAAGTTTCAGTTAGAGGGTCAAGCTTTCTTCGATTGTGCTGACGCTAATTGGAGTTATCTAGATGCCAACAGGGATTCTTTTGAAGCCACAGGGCAACCGGACCTAGCAACTGTTATGGCTAATCACCCTAAGTTATCTGAGTTTGGCTTAACACTTTAATTATACCAGTAGGGCCCTCTTTGGCCCAAGGACAATAATGAGAATATTTTACCATAAGACGGGGAAGTACTTAAAGTCTTTCGCGTTTGATGATGATCTTTCCGATGCACAGGAAAATCAGATCATCAGCTCTGACTATGTAGAGGTCCCTAGAGAGGTCCTTAGAGCGTACCCTCGTGATGTTATCGAAGAGTACATGGAGACGTATGATCCTCAGAGCCCTACACCAGTCCCTTCCCCAAAAAGCTCCCTATGGAGATATGGAGAGGAGATAGACAAGGCTCTAGCTGAATACTTCGAGGATGAGGATTGGAGTGTTAAAACTGGCGGTACAGACACAGGTGCTCAAATAGAGGCTAAGTTAGATAGCCATTTTGGAAGCACGGTTTGGAAGCAAGGTGGATCATCTCAAAACAATGCACCAAGCTTTGTAAGCTCAAGCCACACAGTGGTCCAAGGGGAAGACTTAGTTGTAACCCTAGCGGCAACAGATACAGACTCCGACCCACTAACCTTCACTGTAACAGGGAGTTCTGATTTCAGTCAGAACGGGAATGTTATTACCTTCAACTCAGCAGTTGTTGGGCAACAGACCTTGAACGTAACCGTTGATGATGGTAATGGGGGAACTGACACAGGGACTGTAACGATAACAGTTACCCAAGCCCCTACAAACAACCCTCCGGTTCTTTCAGACCAGAATATCACCGTTGTAGTAGACACCTTTAAGACTATTACTGTCGGTCCTGCTATAGATCAGGATGGCCATTCTGTTACCTACACCATTACAGGAAGTTCTGATTTCACACAAAGTGATAATAGGATAACCTTTAGCTCCTCTACCTTAGGCCAGCAAACCCTTAGTGTTACAGGCGACGATGGTAACGGAGAGACTGCCTCAGCAACTATTACAATCGATGTTGTAAATGAGACTACTGAGACCTACCCAGTTATCGCCTCCATTCCTGAGCAATTTGTGGCTACGGATGGCACACTAACATTATCGGTTTCCTTAACCAACCCAACTACAGCAGGTGCTGTCCAGTGGTACAAAGACTTCGGTCATGACGATATTCAAGTTAATCCGACAACTGGGGCCATCACTTGGGATACAACTGGCTTAGCTGGGGAATCATTCCACGTAGGGCTACGCTGCAGTAATGATAATGGGGTTGGACGTAGAACTTTCATCGTTCACGTTGGCAAGGTTCAAGGTGATGTTCTATACGTTGGACCACTAGAAACCTACACAACTTGGATGGATGCTGAAGCAGCTCATAAAGCTGGGGATACGATCATCTTCAGGGATGGGACTTACCTAGGTACAGATAATAGGATCGGTAGGGATAACAGTAATTCCTCCGATCAGTACCCTAAATCGGGAACCTCTGCTAAGCTGACTTGTGTAATGGCTGAGAATCCTCTAATGGCTATCTTCGATGGTGGGGATGCCGGTGTGGCATTTAACCTTTGGAGCGGTGGTAAGAATGAATCTTCGTACATCACGTTTAAAGGCCTATTTGTCCAAGGGGGAAGCACCTTAGCCATCAACGGAGACCCTAACGATAAAGCGAACACTCGCCCTCACCACATCAAGGTGATTAATTGTGGTGGTGTTGGTGAGGATGACATTCCACTATACTCTCGCCTATGTGATTACGTTATTTTTAAGAACTGTTTTGCTTACGGAGGTGGTCGTTATAAGATCTCCATTAACGAATCCACTAAATGTATTTTCCGTAGAAACGTAGCACGTTACGATAGATCTGACCGCAAGCCTGCAGAGGATCCTAAAGGATCCCACATCATGTACAATACGATGGATTTCCGCATGGATAACTGTATTGCTATTGATGATGTTGATAGGTTTGTGAACAACGGGTATAAAGCTGGAGCCTTTGGTACACCTGTCACAGCTACAAGTGTTACCCCTGCGGGTTCTCGTGGTATTGTTGAGAGATGTTTACACCTCAATAGTGAGCAACTACTATCTCAGTTTGACTATCAGGTGAGTAATGGTGGTGGTGCCTCCGATGTAGAATCTTACGATGTTGTTAGTTTCGACTCTAAACCTCACGATATAGCGATCTACACATGGGGATTCAACCTATGGCAGAAATGTACATTCTCTAAGATTAGGCCTTTACACCAAACCCAAGACTCTTTAATCAATGCCGGTGGATATAACAACTTCCGTGGATTGGTTAATTGTATCTGGGATGATACAGATCCTCTTGATACGGGTATAGCTTACGGTGCAACCAATATAACCGTTGGTGATGTAGGCGTTCCCTACAATGGGGGCACAAGCAGGACTGTTACTAAGTATGGTATGTCTGGTGTTAACCTAACTAACTCTGGTGACTTTGCCCTTATCAAAACAGGGTACGGAACACAACATGAGTCAGGGACCACAACCACAGCTATCGATGCAGACTTTAAGTATGTAACTAGGTTGGAGAAATCTAACGCACTTGCTGATACCCACGCTGGTGAGGTAATGTACTTAAAAGGTAAGTCTGGAACCTTCTGGGGTGACCCGGGCTACGATGAGGATACAGAGATCCCTATGTGGGATTTCCCATTTGAGCACTACATCCGTGAGAAGATGGAGTCATACTCTTGGTCTGGTCCTGAGTATAGCGGAAGTGATTACCTTAATAGGGTTCAAGGAGCTAATGGAACACTCTCAGGGGCTCGTGGCTTCTGTGCGGCTGGTGAGACCCTTACCTCTTATGTTTGGGGCTACAAGGGCAGCACAGTGCCCCCTATGGGTCTTGTCGGTATTAATGGTGACGCTCAGGCTACAATCCGTTGGGAATTACCTGCTGATAACCACCAAACCAATATAACTGGGTACACAGTATACGACTACAATCCAACCACTGGTGCTATGACCAATGGTAGAGCTGTAGCGGCTGGTACAAGAGAGATCACTATTAGTAGTCTTATCAATGGTTTTGACCACTGGTTTGCTGTGACAGCAACTGACAGTGTAACAGGTGAAAGTAGTCTAAGCTATCCTGTCTACATTAGACCTAACGGTACGCCTACTGTTCTACCTCAGATTGACACACACCCTCAGGGAGTTAGTGTTATCGATGGTGATCAGGTGACCTTCACAGCTTCAATCCAAGGGTATAATAGCCTACAGTGGAAGAAGGATGGTGTTGACATAGTCGGCGCTACTGGTCTTTCCTACACGTTCACAGCTGCTACAGCTGATGATGGGGCTGTTTACACTATTGTGGCTACCAATGATGTTGGTGATCAAGCTTCTAATGGAGCTAGTCTATCTGTTAAACCTTTGGACTCAACAGCTCCAACAGTGAGCATCTCTGTAGCCTCTGATACGTTGAATATCACAGCTTCTGATAATATCTACACTGCAGCTGAGTTAACTCTTCAGCTTCTGGATGGTGGATCACCTGTAGGCTCGACCTTCTCAGGTAGTATCACATCTCTAGATCTGACAGCTCAGAGCTTACCTAATGGTACAAGAACACTGACAGTTAGTGCTACAGATCCTCAGAACAACACAGGGACCTCTAACTCAGAGTCGTACCTTGTAGGTAGTCCTGTCTTTACTGATGACTTCACTGATTCATCAAACTGGTCAGGGTCCTTAGCAACTGCCTCAAATGAGGGTACAGTTAATGGAACTATTCGAGGGACAACTGACTGGTGGAGTTCTGATACGAAAGGGTCGGTTAAGTTTGAGATGAAGGTCATGGACCAAGCTAACGATTATGAGGCTTACCCAAGGTTCAAGATCGGTTGCGACACCAGTGGAACCTCCCTAGGTACTATCGAGATCTTCTGCTACCCACAAACGTTCAGCAACAGCTGGGCAGACTACGTGGATAGATCAGGAACTCGTCACAGTTTAGGATCATTCAATGGCTTTGGTAACCCTAGTGGTGACACGGGTGGAACAGAGGCTTGGATTGAGTATGAGGTATCTCTCGTAGGTACAGCATTTGCGTTCCTAGCTAATGGGGTAGAGCTTACATCGGCTACTCTTCCTGAGGATATTGGCCCATTCAGTGGAACTATGCAGATCCAACCTTTGGCGGCTGGGGATCTTATGATCCGTAACGTAACAGCTTACGCTTAATACTTTAAGGTGCCTCTATGGCCCCACAAGGAACTTTTATGACTTATAAGTGTAAACACTTCAGTATTGAGGAGTTAGCCCCTCCTGAGCTTTGTGAGGAGCTTCATGAAGATCTAATCTGGGCTATGTTTGACGAGAATGTCCTCAAGTTTGCCGATTGGCTGAAAGGATTCTGTGGTGGGGCTTCAGTTACAGTTAATACTTGGATCTGGGGCGGCAACCTAAAACAGAGTGGATTGAGAACCAAGTCCTCAGAGTATTACTCAGAGACATCTCAACACTCTAAAGGTTGTGCTCTTGATCTCAAGGTTGAGGGCTGGACTGCAGAGGCTCTAAGACAGGCTCTCCGGAAGCATGAGGAGGAAGTTGCACCTGTTCCTTACATTACTAGTGTAGAGGATAAGGTAACATGGCTTCATGTTGATACAAAACCAACTGGTAAAGATAAACTTTATTTCTTTAACCCATAGGAGTTAAACCATGGATTTAAACACTATTATTGCATTTGCTCTGAGTGAATATGTTGGAGCTACAGCTTTGACAGGTTTTATTATTGTGAAAGGGTTAGCAGCTGTTGTAGCTAATAACCTTGATACCCAGAAATGGGGTAAAACAGGAAAGATAATCGATTGGCTAGCTTCAAGTAATAAGAAGGCTAAGTTGACAGGTTCTCCTGAGCTTGATCAGATTCTTGTTGAGAAGATCACCGAGAGCAAGCCCAAGAATGTTATTTCAAAAGTTCTTAACTTTCTTAGCTAAGAACTTTGGAGGGTACAAGCCCCTTACGGGGCTCTCCTACTCCTTAAGTGCGCTCACTTGGTGGTCCCAGTTAAGGTAGCAGTTTTCCATCTGCTTAACATTTCGAGTAAAGGATGGATCGTTCTTGTACTTCAAGTAAGCATCATCTGATGCCAATCCTGTATCGATCCATCTCTTATCACTACGTTCCTCACATATCACCCTTACACAATTTTTTCGTAAACCTTCAAGAGTGACATGTGTATCCTTGACAGTGATATAGCGATAGGCTTTCACGTTAAGGCCTGCCTCCCACAGGAGAGAGTTCTTCTGCTCTTGTGAAAGATCTCGCCAGACAAGACCTGTACGCTTGATGTCATGCATTGAGATGTACTTGGTAACTGTGTAGCTTAAGGCGCGCATCTTATCTTCAAGTTCATTGATCTCAGTCTCGGGGTCAAACTCAACATCGATAGTCTGCCCGAACTGGTTCTCTAACTCTTGTTCAAAATCATCAGTCATACTATAATCTCCACACTCTTCACTTCATCAAAGATGAATTCAAGTTCATCCTCATCTGTTATATCATCATCCCAATAGTCATGATGTCTCATTGTTATGTTAAGATGATCTGAGATACAACCAGTAATGATATCTCTTAGTTCTTGTTTTCTTTTCTCAGTAAGCGCCATTAAGCACCCCGCTTAGTTAACTCATTTAAGATCTTAACTTTGACTGCACCAGTGGCAGATTCTAAACGCTTATTTAATTCTTTGTTGCTGATCTGACTGATAGGTTGGTTCCCACCTGCACGGCCTGCCCCACGTAATTTAACACTCATTACTTCTGCTCCTTAATCCATTCTTTAATACCAATTGAGCCAGTGGCCACTACATTACCATCAACCAGTAACGCTGGGATCTGCTTAACCTGACTCATGACCTGTGCTTCATCGTCATCACTTGAGATATCAAACTCTTCAAATTCAATACCAGCTTGTTTAAGTAGGAGTTTAGCTGGGCCACAGTTTCCACACCAAGGTGCGCTTGCTAGAATAATACTCATAATTTCTTAATACCTCCTTCAGTTAGTTCGCCATATAGTACCAGAACCTCATCAGTCTTGTCAATACTTTTTACTGACCCATACTTCTCCGCTACACGGTCAATATGTCCTTGACTTGTTTTTATAGGACTAAACAGTTCAGGCACACCTGTTTCTACAAATCTTTTATATGACTCAGTTGCATACACATTAACTTTATCATCCTCTAGTTTAGCAATAATTTGACAGGCGCTAATATCAAAATTACCTACTAGATCCCCAAAGCAAGTGTTACGTGTAGCTATGAAATCTGTTTCTTTATCAGGACGTTGGTAGAGAACAATTACATCTTCTCTCATCTCCATACCATCATAACGATCAAGGCGCTTACCTTTGGAGATAGGGAGGAACGAGGATGTATCCTCATCTCCGACAACCCTATCTAACTTATATCCTTGGATATTCACTAAGGTCTCATTGATCAAGAAGAAATCCATATCTTTTGGATCCTTACCTGCATCCACATCTCTCAGATAACCACCTGCTAGACACCCTTGATAACCCAGATCTTAAGTCGCTCAAGGGTTTGTTTTACTCGTTTATAATCATGTTGCATTTAAAATCTGTTCCACTCCTTTGTTAGCTAAGTCATCAGCCTTCTCATTCCCAACGTCACCACTGTGGCCTTTAACCCAGTGCCAACTAATGTTGTGTTTATTGCACTCTCCCTCTAAGGCAACCCAGAGTTCTTTGTTTTTAACCGGACTTCCTGAGGCTGTTTTCCATCCCCTCTTCTTCCAGTTGTGTACCCACTCTGTAATGCCACTCTTGACATACTCTGAGTCTGTCCATAGTTCGATCTTACAAGCCCTTTTAAGGCAACGGAGAGCCTCTATAACAGCGGTAAGTTCCATCTTGTTGTTTGTGGTATCTTTTTCACCACCGAAGATCTCTTTGGTCTTACCGTTAAATTCTAGGTGGGCTCCCCACCCACCAATCTTTGTCTTACCCTTGCAAGCACCATCTGTGTAGATGGTTACAGTGCTCACTCGAAGTCCTCCGCTAAGGAGAGGTAAGTCATATGAGCTTTAAGCTCTGCACCTTATCTCTCAGGGGGATCTACAAACTCCAATTGATCTACAAACATCATGTTGTAAAGACGAACTGCATTGTAAGCGGCATGGAACAATTCAAAATCATAAAGTTCCTCACAAAGAATTAAATCGAAGTAGGGAACCCACTTACCATTACTCTTGATTCGAACAATACCTTGGGGATCAATACAATACTGATCCCGTGAGGCAATGATCTTCTTCATCATGATAGCTAAGAGGTTTGGCTTCTTGTACAATCCAATGAAGATATCCATATTAAAACTTCCAAGGTGTTGGTTTATCTGTCCCATTCGAGTAGATGAATGAAGCGATCTGAACATCCTCGATAAGGGACGTTATCTCCTCCCCAAGAATGTCAGTAACCTCGTTCTCTATCGCAACGGAGGTAGCTTGATCAAGCACATACAGATGATCATAGATGTCATTATCTGCTAGGTCAAATCCTAAAAGGTAAACAACCTCCCCACTTGATCGATCAATAGCTTTATCCAGACGGAATCTCTCATCCTTAAACTCGATGTACTCGACTTCCTTTTTCTCTCCGCCGTTTAGGTCAGGAACCCCTGCATAGGTTATCTCTACTGCGTCTGGTTCGACCACCTCAGCTATTTGTTCAAGGAACTCCTCAAAGCTAGCAACTGGTGCATCGATTTCAAATATTGCTGATACGACAGCTCTTGATTCACTCATTTAAGTTCACTCCTTCAATTTCTGCAACTCGTTTAATTGTTTTGTAGATAGCTTTAATCTCTCGTTCCATTGTGTTCCCTGCCTTATTCCTCGCTAGAGTCTTAAGGATGTGGAACAATCCACCCGTGGAATCTCTTTGAGATAATCTCCAAGTCTTAGCAACCCGGTAAGGATCCATACGGATGTACCTTTTCTCCACCTCATCATCCTGAAGAAGGTAATCAAGGGAGTAATGGGCATCAATCTCAATAGGTTTTGGTGCGGTTAATGGCCCTTCACCTGTCTCATTGGTGTGACTATTAAAGATCCCATTAAAAGCTTCATTAAAGTCATCAATTTCCTCAGGACTGATCAGGGATGGGTCAGGCCCGAACAGGTCCAACTGTCTACGCTCATCCCAAGGCGAGAGGAACTCATTACCTCCTGCCTTATTCTGGTCACTATAATACATTCTAATACCTATGATATATTCATCGTCAAACTGTCTCTCTTATCTTTCGTAAAGAGCTTCTTACGGGAACGAGATTCTGCCCCACAACTTGTGCAGCGGTATCGTTGGAACTTACTGACTGATGTATAGGCATACCCATCCTCTACAAATTCAGTACTACCGCAACGACATACCTGCTCAGGCTCATCAAAGTACAGGCTGAAATTCGGGTGTTTATTATCCCATGCAGCTAATTTGATGTATAACTCCTCTAGGGAAAGCACATCATGCTTGTTGTACTCTTCGCATTCAACCCAAGCCTCAGGCTCATCTTTCATCATCCCTTTCCAGAGATCAAACCCTGCATATTTGTTGTGGGATAACTTCTTGAAAGTTACGTTAAGCTTATCCGTCATGTACTCAAGTTTATTACTTAGGAACCCGAAGTTTCGTTTGGCAATAACAAGGGTATCGATGTGCTTGTAACTAGATGGCGGTTGAAAACCATTAAGGATGAACCTAGCATTGATCTTCTTAATATCGAATTTGATACCGTTTTGGGTTATTACAATATCCGCCTCATTAAGTAGCTGCCACAACTCCTCAAGCATAAACTTATCATCTTGTGTGATCACGTGACCACGGAGATCATTGTAATAAACCTCCTTCTCACTGGCCCCTAACCACTTAGCAGCATAGGATAAAATGAACCACTCATCTTTCACCATATTCAGGGAATAGTTCTGGTTAAACATCCCCCATCCCCAGAAGGTGTTAGGGGATGTCTCGATATCTAACACTAACACACGAGGAAGGTGCTTATGATCTCTCTGCACAAGACCCTTAAAGTCTCCTGCCTTACTCTGGTAGAACCCATTCTTAGATTCATACTCTGCCCACCACAACCTGTGGGTCTCTTTCCGTAGGAAATCCCCCACCGTGGATTTGCCAAGACCTAACCTCTTGGCGATTTTACGAGATTTCAGACCCTCGGCATCTAGCCGGATAATCTCTCGTTTCATATTGTCTGTGAGTTTACTCATTCTTTATCCTTTTGTGCCCGTACTTCCGAATCCCCCTGACCCTCTCTCGGTGTCCGTAAGCTCCTCTACGAGCACCAGATCAGCCTTAACGTAGGGTAGGATAACTAACTGCCCGATTCGCTCTCCTGCATCGATACGGACAGGCTCAGAGCCAATATTACGGTAGGAGAACATAAGTTCACCCCTGTAGTCTTCATCAATAATGCCAACACCGTTTGTAAGCTCAAGGGACTTCTTACGGCAGGTTGAACTTCGAGGTACTAGCATACCAAAGTACCCTTTTGGGATAGCTACCTTGGTGCCTGTGGGGACTAGAACTTCCTGCCCCGGCTCTATAACAGTATCAACAAAGCAAGCTAGGTCCATCCCAGCTGCACCAGCAGACATATACTTAGGGGCAACCCCTTTAAATTCTACTTTCATACTCCTCCTCAGTCTGTGTAATACTTCCCGTGGAAGGAACCTTCGTTGGTTAGGTAGCAATAACCACCAAAACAAAGGTTCCCACGATCCATCAGGATCAGTAAATCCATATCAGTCAGTTGTTTAGCATCTTCCGAGATAACCTTACCTTGGAAGAACCCGTGGGCGTATCCCGGGGTCTTAGTGTACTCGATATGACCACCTTTCAAGAAGTGAGCAATCTCTCCATACCTTTCTCGGATCTTCTCGTGAGTCCACACCCTTGGTGAGGCAAATGCCCACCCTCCGAAGTTAGCCATATCTTTTCTCCTTTATTTCCGATCTCGGTTAAATGATCTCTCGCCAGCTATTTCTTTGCCAGCCCATCCACCACCTTTATAGACAACACCTATGCCGCTATCAGGGGCGAAGTACGTGTTCAATTTCCCGCCACATAGTTGGCAAGGTGGGTGATCTTCACTCATCTTCTTGGAGATCTCTTGGACCTCTCCGCAAGACTCACACTTGACGTCATAAAGAGGCAAGGTGGCCTCCTAGATGGATATCTACGGTCAATGCATCCTTGTCATCGAATGCAGACTTGCCGCAAGCTGTGTATGTGCACTCATACCAAAGATCCTCCTGAGGGGCGCTGATGTGCGGCCTTAGCATCTCAGATAGTGAGTAGACATCTTTCCCCACGCAGTGGGTGACAGCTACAAATAACGTGTCGATCTGATCCTGTGTAAAGCCCTGAAGGATTTCATTAACTTGTTGTGTCATTTTCTTTCCTATTAACCTTTACAATTTCATAATCTCTATCCCGCATTACCCTAGCCACAGCACAAGTAAGTCCTAGAGGATTCCTCCCTGTCTCTTGGGCACTCTTTAATTCAGCAGTGATAGACTCAACCAAAGTAGGATCCCACTCGATAGAGATATTCTCATAGTAATTCTTATCCTTCCAGCTGTGCCGGATATACAACATACCCCCATCCACGGATACATTCCCACAAATGCACTCTTGGTAGTCGTGGCGATTTGCACTGTATGGGGCATCACCACACTTCAAGCACTTTGCTTGGTTCGATAAGATCATGATGAATAAAGACTCCATCCGTAAACAGCTAGGTACATAGCCTTCTCCTGCCACCAAGGGATGTTTAGATGACCTTGGCGAGTTTTAAGGATCTCATAAAAGATTCGGCTCTCGGGGTAATGATCCAGCCCCATCTTGACAGCCTTATCATGGATCATACTGGCGAAAATAAACTCTGGATCGAACTTCCCACCAATCAACCCCTGAAGTGTTTTAGGGATAGAAGCCCCATCCCATAGGAAACCCAAAGGGGTGTAAATAGTGGTTGCTCGCTTAGAACCATTCTTCTTCCAGTAGTAGGTGAGCTTAAAGTTAGCTGTTGTCTGGAATTTCCCAATATGTTTGTGGAAAACATAATGTTTATTCTCTTCCAGAGTGAACCCCTTGAAGTCCACCTTCTCCCCATTAACCCACAGGTCTTCCTGACCTGATAGGTACTTACGATTAATGTTTAACTTATTCTTAATCTTTGACCAAAGACTCACTATTTTCCTCCAACCATTGCAAACCTAAGAGAAAGGCATCGGCTAGGTCATCCTTACCAGTGCTCATATTATATCCGTCTAGGAAATCATCACCGGCTACATTCAGACAAGCTGTTACCATTAATTTCTTATCCATCTTAACCTTTTTTCCACCACTTGTAAAGCGTTGATCATCAGGTAAGTAATCCCTTGCAAATGCTTTGAGGGATGTTGGCGCGATGGTGTGCATATTTTCAAAGGTTGAAAGACCACTGTAGGAGAAATGATTCCTCATTACAAAATAGAGACCTGCTAGGTTCCTAGTAGCATCACCTACGGATCCAAAAGAAAGACCTTCGAATACGATAGGCACTTCAGTTAATTGGTGACCTACGTAATCCCTTTCATACTTAAGGAGATCCTTCTCAATACTCCTGCAGATGAAATCTATTTGCTCATCCACCGTGTCAAAGTATTCAACACCTTTTGTTTTGGTCTTAGCTGAGGAGGACCCTGTACGGATCACCCCCTTCAGTGCTACCTCACCGCCTTTCCAAAAGACATAAGCACACTTAGCTAAGCTTTGGTCTATCGATAATAGGTAACTCAAAGTGTTAATCTCCAGTTACCAGATAATAGAAGAACCCAAAGACTGAAGATTGCACCAACTATAACTAAAGAGAGCCAGAAGTACCCGAGGAAAACATAACTGTCAACTATCAACATAGGGATGCACACAGCTTGGACTGTTACCCTGAAGATGGTCATGATTATGCTTACCTTCTGAGGTTCTTTCTCACTCTTCAACTTCTTGATGTAATCATCGGTGGTCAGCAGGCCTACAACACTCCCTAAAGCTCCGAGGAACAGGAAGATAAACATTATAAGCTGAGCCGTCCCAGACAGCCACTCAGGTCCACTAACTATAGACCAAGTCAGGAGCACTGCACAGAGGAAAGCCCCTATTATTGTACTACGTTGTTCTCTTGTATTACTTGAATTCATCGAGATCGATACCTATTTTTGTTAGGAACTCTTCCATATCGAATCGTTCATTCTCTTCACGTTGCATCCACAACAGGATTGCATTCTCTTTCAGATAATCTAACCAATTGTACTTGAGGGTCTCTCCTGTCCAAGATACCATTGGTAATTTCTCTGAACCATAGTATGAGTGATATGCCTCACAAACTCTACGGAAAACTTCTTTTGTTGTTTGACCTTCAAGGAAGGGTAAGGCTGTTGCTTTCCCTATGCCTCTACCCTTGCGGAGACCATACTTGGTTGTTATGTCATCTGTGAACTTAGGAAGTCCCTGAATGTTATCCACCGTATCACCGCTCAATAGCTGGGATGCAAAGCATAGTGCTCCTTCGCTTGGTGTTGTGTAGTGGATACCTCCCTTCAAATCATAAGGGTCAATACTTGGACTAATAACCATATCAATGTCATTATCGATATAAGCTAGGAGGTAGTCCCATGATCCTGACTTCTTGTACTCCTTGAAGTTCTCGTAGCCTTTAATACCAAGATAGTCATCAGCTTCCATACCAGAAACTATTGTTACCCGTTTTCCATACTTTTTAATGATTGCTTCTTTAACTTCAGCAAACATCAGTGGCTTATCTGTTCGGGTTCCCTTGTACTCAAGGATCTTAGCATACTCATGACGGTAACACTCACCACCACCTAAGACAATCTCATAATCAACTGCTAGATCAGCACGTTTGATCTTACCGATAAAGAAATCAAAGTGCTTAACACCCTCTTCAATCGGATCGATACCATCACGTACCTTGACAACATCCTCATAATCGAAATCTTCAGAGGTGTAGGCCTTACCGTACTTTTCGTTGATGGCTGCTAATGCTCCACCATTCTTATTCTTCCAGTGCCCGTAGAATTCCATACGAGACTTGTACTTCTGAGTCTTACCGCTTTGCTTGTTTGTCACAAGAACGTAAGTCTCTTGAACGTCTATGGCTGCACGTAGAACCGGAGTATCACCATCAATTATTATCTTCTTGAACATCTTCCCCCGCTAGGCCCTCCTCTAAAACCTTCAACCTTTTAGTAATTTCCTCTTGGCGCTCTAAGAGGATTAACATCTCTGCTTCTGGGTTAGCCTTCTCTATCTCATCCTTGTACATATAGACGGCATCTTCACCGTCTGAACCTACCACAATGAAGCTGTATAGATCACCACGTACTTCATCCTCTTCTGTCTCTATCTCAACAAGCTTCAGCTTTACGTCCAGCTCATCACCAATTAAAAACATCTTACCTCCTCGTGTAAGCCCCCGAAGGGGCTCTTTCAATTAAGCGAAAGGATCTTCACCATCTTGGTCTTCAGCTGCATCAGCCTCGAAAGGAACGTCATCAACTTCCTCTTGTATTTCAGACTCCTGTGGCTCAACTGGTTCATTGTCAAACTCGGTAGTGGTTTCATCTTGGATGATTTCACCCCACTCGTTTGATGTTGCCTTAGCTTTAGGCGCGTAAGGGATCAGCTCAGTGATCAGGATATTACCTAACTGGATGAAAGAACCGTAAGTGTTCTCAAGAACAGTGTAGGATAGGTGACCCTTAGAACCATTGGCTGGGATCTTGTTCTCATCCATAGTGATGTCACGAACCTTACCATCTTCCATCTCGTAAGCTTTAGGACGGTTGCTCCAGCTGTATGGAACCATGTCACCAGCTTTAAGGCCAGCATCCGCATTGTCACGAGCTAGCTGTGCACGAGCACGTAGCTTCAGAACAAATTGTTCATCCTGCTCTGGGAATGGAGCTGGGATCTTGTAGATGCCTTCGAAATCTGGAGTATCTACTTCGCGAACCTTGTTCTTAGGGAACTTCTTCTTGAAAGCTTTAGCAGTTGCTTTATCAACGATAAAGTCTACACCATATTCCTTCTCAGTTTTGCTTTCGTATTTGAAATCAGCGTAGTGGAGTTTGCAATAAGCGAACACACCGTTCTTGATCTTACCGTTAGCGCGTTCTTTACCTTCCGCTGCGTTGTATTCAAAATTCTTGCTCATTATTTTACTTTCCTCTTTGGTTATGTTATAATTGATATAGAGGGAGGCTTTCCCTCCATAACTTCTGTCAATTAAGCCCAACTATTATACACACTTTCGTATGAAAGTCAAGTGTTTTTTAGTGAGTTTCTGCTAAATTGTTACCTACATCGTAGGCTGCATTAAATGGGAGGGCCATATTATAGTGTTTGCCAGCCATCTGAAGACTCTTATCTCCTAGCTCACCAACGATACAATAGTATTTCTCCCACTTACCATTTACTTCTTTCGGGTTTGACCATCGGCGACCATCACTATAAGCTTTAGCCTCCTCTTTGGTATCAAACACCTTGGTCTCGATTAGCGATTCGTGTACCTGATATTGGTACTCATCCTCTCTGTATTCTTCTATTACTAGAAGTGTCGGACTATATCATCATCTCCTCACGGAGAGTCAGGCGCTGTTTCTCTGGGTTATTACCTCCCAGATACTTCCTGTTATTAAGCCTTATCGCTAACGCTCAGGTAGTCTCTGCACCTTCCCACTCTGGGGCTTGGCTCAGGATTGCCCTCAACTTAATGCTAGGGTTTCCCTGAATTCACCTGATTTATTTAACTGGGATCGCTCCCAGTGTCCACAATGATCTCTATGGACAAATGCTAATCTTGTAACCTTACCGTTTTTAAGTAGTCCACGTCTTGCCAACATGTCATACATAAAGCACCCAGATAACATCATGATTAAACTACCGCAACTCTGGAAGAGTGCATTAACCAAGCTGTGCTTACTACGGGTGTAGATCTTACGACCATCAATACCCCGGATGTATCGCTTATCTGTTGAAGTCCAGTACGCCTCTAGGTTATCCCTTAATTTCTTAAGGCCCATGTTCGAGTCCCAGAACGCATCAATTACTTTCTGTGCATTCCTACGAGAGATACCTAGCATCTTGGCAATCTTCTTAGCCTGTGCTCCGTAGAGAACAGCATAAGTAATGTTCTTACCTGATGAACGTGTCACCTCCCGCCCAGCTGCTCGTGAGTACGCTTTAGCATTCTCGGTGTGGGCATCGATAGGTTCTTCACCTTCAGCTAATCCCCAACCAAGCTTGCGAGCATAGTCCCCATTGTCATACCTAAAGGCATAACTTGCTGCTACGAACTGCTCAAGGTTAGATCCATCATAACCTAGGATCGTGTAACCCTTCGGTGCTATGAAACAACTACGCATCTCATGACCAAGCAAGACTGATGGATCTGCCTTTGGAAGGTTAACAATTTCCCGGTGCTTATAACGGTTTGTGTTTGTCACACCACCGAAGCCCTGACCAATACGACCATCAACTGCTAGACGTGGATTGTTCAACCAACCTGTATCTTTCTTCTCATCTTTGGTCTGGATAACAGACCTACGATTACGAAGTGATAGCCACTTAACGATTGCCTTGGCCAGCTCACCATCCAACATCTCAATAGATGGGCACAGGTCACCCTTCTCATCTTTAAACTTAGGGGTTGTGACTAGGTATCTAGCCTGACGCTTAAGCTTATCAAGGATACGATCCTCAATATCATCGCAGAAGTTTATATCCATCTCATCTGAGATCTGATCCATGTACACAGAGTTTCTAACTTCCTGTATGTAGTCCCTTAGCTTCTGTACCTGGACTTCTTTAGGATACTCTTTCTTGAATGCATCACGAGTAGCATCCTTGGTCCCCCAAATAGTAGGTCTCCATCCCTCGTGCTCAACCAAATACTCCTTGATATCTTTTTGGTTAGCAATCTTCATTGGTACTAACCAGCTAGGCTCTACCTTGTTCTGTAGATCCTTACGTGCTTTCTCCATCTCATCATCAGGTAGTGGTTTGAATTCCACACCCTTCTTCAGGCATCCACGGATAAAGTCGGGCATCTTAGCCTCGTCAACAACACCATTATTGATGCAGTACTTACGACCATTAGCTGATAGCTCCCCGTTGTTCTTGAAAGCTGTCTTAGGTGGTGGCTTGAAGTTAAGAGCTTCGTCATCCACCTCATAGCCTAGGCGCTTAAGCCACTTCCAACCATCCGCACTAATAGACCCATCACCTTTGAAAGGATTAGCTGGGAAGTTAGGACGTTGACTCTTAGGCATTTCCCTTGGGGGGAGCCTTGGCTCAATCTCCTTCTCGATATCCTCCATCATTCGATCAATACGATCACGAAGTTCTACAGCGAACTCTTGATCAAATAGGATGCCATCACGGAATTGCTTCTCCATCAACCAGTCACACTTATTGTTTAGCTTAAGGGCCTCAGACCAACTACCGCCCTTAGCAGCTTTACCTGCTTCATTGAACAGGGCTGTCAGTGTTAGATCATTGATCTTAACATCCTCAATACAACGATCAAGGTAAGTCACCAGTGGTTGATCCCTCCAGTCATGGACTGTAGGCTTCATGTTAGCTACCCGGTAACCCCATGCCATCAAGCCGTGAGGGCCTACCATATCCTTCTTACCCGTCACCGGGTTAAAGACATGGGTAGGGCAACCTCTAGGGAGAGGTCTGTCAGGCCACAACGCACGACTAACTGACAGTGTATCGATCATCTTGATCTCATGGCCATTGATTGACTGAGGACACATATCGAAATCCTCAACCAGTTTAAGCTTCTTAAAAGCTGGTACATCGTAGCCATGTAGGTTGTGACACGCTACAGACTTAACATCAGACCAGCTCAGGAAGTCATCAAGGTGATCCAAAGGCAATACTCTGGCCTTAATATCACTGCTCTCAATGAACAGGAGAGCTTCCTTGTATTCAGGATGGTTAGGATCTAATAAGATTACCCATTCATCCTTCTTGTATCGTTTAAAAACAATACAATGGAACTTAGTAATACCATCTAAGAGGTCATCACCCTCGGTATCTAGTACCCAATAACCATCCATCAACTCATCCTCTTAGAAATCTGGTTCAAATGGCTCTGTATGCTCCTCAAACTCTGTCTGAGAGATGTTTGACCCTCCGTTATAGAATTGGGCCAGTGTCTGGCAATCGCTCTCTAGGAAGCCCTCAGGAGGCTCTAGGAAACTACCAGTATCCTCATCATAGAAAACTGGGAACTTACAGGTTCTACCGTGTTTACGGTCATCCAGTATGCTCAGGTAGCGGGTGTTCTGCTCCTTGATTGGTAACTCTGGATCTTTGTTGCCCTCGATACCACAAGTATAATAACAAGATTGCATCATAGCCCGGGATCCACGGAACTGACTGGAGAATACCTTCCCTCCCTGCTCATGGGGTGCACCTTTCTCTGGAGCCTTCAAGTGACAGAAGCAGTAGAAGGTGAACCCTAAGTCCTTAGCCATCTTACTGATCTCATCCGAGAAGGTCTCTAACTCGGTGTTAGCCTCTGAGGCGTTCATACCTGCAGTCAATCGTGTGATAGGATCAATAAAGATATCCTTCACCTTCTCAACCAGTACAGCATGTCGGATAGCACCTTTCAGTTCATCCCAGTGGCATCGACCATAGTTGTTATACAAGATAACGTTAGGGCCCACATCGTCCACTGCCTGCATCAGATCACCTTGGGTGTAGAACGTAGAGCTATCTAGTATAGGGTTGCCCCAAATATCTACCTCGTTACCCTCTTGATCGATAAACAATATCTTCTCAGGGTTAGAGAAATCCTTACGATAGAACTTACCGGCTAACTTCTTCAGGGTCTCATCAGGCTGTTCCTCGAACTTAAAGAGTGCTACCTTCTGTGGGTTACCATCTACATCCTTCTCATTGGTGATAATGAACTCACACAGTTGATCGAGGAAAGTTGACTTACCCATCTTAACACCAGCACCGATGTAATACCCCTCGCCTTCACGCCTGCCTAGGGTTTTCTTCGTCATAGTGGGCCATGGCCAAGGTCGCCCAATAGTTGGCAACTCCATAGCTTTTTCACGGATATCACTAAACTGAATGAAACCTTCAGGTGTAAACTTCTTAGGTGACATGAATGCCCAGTATAGTTGCTCTGAACCTTCACGTTTGAACATATCACATGGATCTTGTCCCTCAGGTAAGTGTGCCACCATGATGTCTGGCATTAGGCCATACACAGCGTGGGTTGCTTCCTGACCTTTCATGATCCCCTTCTTACGTTCCTCAGGTGTAGCACAATCGTTATCAAACCCTACGATTGTCTCTTTGAATTTACGTAAGAACTTCTGTACATGCTTCTGACCTAGATGTCCAACAGCATTAGCCGTACCAAACCCGATAGATACTACCGTTGGGTTGGATTTAGAGTATTTATCCTTAAGAACTTGATACACAATCATGGCATCAAATTCTCCCTCCGTTATCATGATCTTTTTACCGCCTGTTGTGTTACCACAATCTGTACCAAATAGGTCCACAGATTCCTTAGACACATTACCTATGGTGGTGAAATATCCACGATCTTTCTTATTTTTAGTAAGGTCTCTTTTCTTAAAGCCTACTGTTTTTCTTGAGCCATCTTCTTGTATTTCCGTGTATGGGAAATAGATAGCTATTGGTGTCACTCCGTCTGCACTGCTTAGTTTAGTTCGCACACCGAAGTGTTGTGCTGTTTTGGTTGTTATCCCACGGTCAGCGAAACCTTTGATTGGATAAGTTAAAACCTCTTCTAGTGTCTCCTGAGGAGTCACTGGCTTAACCTTTTTCTGATACTCTTCCTTCACGTATCCCAATACTGACTCCTAATGTAATATTAGTTTTGGGTTATCTTTGTTTCTCAACTCAGTGAGATTCTCAATTAAAACATCTAATTGTTGCCTTGTCAAGGATGCTGTCGTATGTCCAGAGGGATTTAGTATTGCGATTCCTATCTCATCTAGGTAATCCCACTCAGTCTCTAGCCAGACTTCAGCATCTTGTTCAGCTTCAATGCAGATGTAATCCTGCTTATCACCATCTGTCATTCATACCCTCTAGTCTCCTCAAGTTCTGAATCTACGTGCTCAATCCATTCATCGAATTGTTCTTTAGTTTCAATATCTCTAGGCATCTCTACCATATTATCCTCTGATAGGATAGAGGGATCATTCACACAGTCCATAACGAATGATTCCACTGCCTCCCATTCACCCATACTGCTCAAATCATCCCCGCCTCTTTTAATATCGTCATCATTTGTACTGCTGTTTGGATTTCTTTGTATGGCTCAATCCTTCCGCATAGGTCAACGTCAAAATCAGCCCAAACCAATATTTTCTTATAGGATATTCCAACCTCAACCCCTATTAGATTGGTTGATGACAATTCCTCCCCACCATCCACAAAGATAAAGCGGTTGTCCTCGTGTCTTAGGTATTTCATTAAAACTCCAACTGAGTCGATCTTACTGCTTCAAAATTGTGGCAAGAATTGACGCGATAGTAGGTCATCATCAGCCCGTGAATAAAATGATTTTCATAAAAGCTACTCATACACCCACCTTTAGATATACCATGGTTTTATATTTGACCCGTGATTCTCATGGAATCCACAGACTTCTTCTGCGAACTTTCTCAGCTCAATGGCTTTTTCTTTGTCGTGATAGTAGCCAAGATTAAGCCTCTTTCTGTCAACTGTTATTCTTGGGTTCCACATATTCATAATCTTGCAGAAATAAACACCAGTAACACCTGAGCTATTATTTTTAGCCATTCTTCTGTTTTTTGAGTTTTCTTTTTGAGTAACAACTCTAAGATTTTCAATTCTATTGTCATGCCTAATTCCATTTATGTGGTCTATTTGCCTCCCATTAACATCAACCCCCTTAAATGCCATAGCCACCCTATGAGCCTTAAACCTCTTCCAGTTAAGTTTTAGTATGTGGTATCCAAGTTTATCAATAGAATCTGCTTTCTGGCCCTTTTTGCAACTATTCGATCTAGGCTTGGCCCAATAAAACTCACCTGTTTCCTCATCGTAATCAAAGGCTTCTCTTAACTCTTTTATTTCTTCTTCACTTATTTGTTGCTTGGTTAGTTTCATTTGTCACGCTCCATTTTGTATAGCAGGGTAATCTTATTTATCATTAGGTAGCTCCGGTCTGTTATTGCGGGATTCAAATACGCCTTTTACACCTTCAAAGTGCGGGTGAAAAATACTTTTAGTAGCCGCTAGAAGCTCATTATGGTAATCATCTAGTAAATCCCACTTATCCTGCCCAAACTCTGTAATGCAGTCGTGTATGAGGTTAATGAGAACCCCGTAGTCACCGTCTTGCAACGCTTCGATTAATAGGCGCATATCATAGTTGCTACCTACCCAGCTCTTAATATCTTCTTTCTTAATCATTGGTTTAGCCCCTTGGCTTTACGTATTAATTTATAAGCTTCTTCACCATCCCTAGGCGGAATGAATGCGATTTTGATTATTGATTCCAAAGCATTCACCAACCCCTTATTAAGCTCAACTAGCCTCTGCGCATCCTCCTGTTTTACATAATCGCCAGACGGGTCTCCCACCATTACACCAAGACCATGAAACTCTTCATCTATCGAATATCTTTTCATATCCATTTATCCTCTCTCTTTATGAATTACACATTGAGTATCAATAAGATACGTAAACTTGCTTCTGTATGGGTCGACAACAGGGCACGCCAACTTAATAATCTGGCCATCCTTTGTTTCTATCTCAAAAACCGTAGTTGGGATATATTCCCCACACCCAGAAATAATCATAATCAGTATTAATGGAATTAGTTTTTTCATCTCTTTCCCCTCCTATGAATAAATCCATGATAAAAAGCTATGCATCGTCTTCATACCTATTTATCCTCAAACAGCTCTAACATTTCACTAAATTAAATAGCCCATTCTTGCGGGGTCATGCAGTTCAATCTAGGAACATAAACAGCATCCCAAGTTATCATATCTATCTCTTGATCCTCATCTGAGTAGAATCGACATACACCACCCCTAGCACTCACCTTAACTCCCTTGTACCCGGTTCTTTTTCTAATGGCTCGCTCTATTTGTCGGTTCATATCTATTTATCCTCCGTTGGGACCTTTTAATAGTATTATGCATACTCCAATACAAAAGTCAAGTGTTAAATGAAAGTTTCTGTGTACATCGCTTTGCACTTACCTAGGTCATCCTCGTAGAAGTAACGCAACCGGGTATGGGCCTTACCCTTAACCACACGAATTACGTACTGGTACTCTATAGGGGATGTATTCTCTTTGACCTTCTTGGCTCTCATCTGGAGGTCACTATTAATCTCCTTAGCTAATTTAGCTACATCCTTATTGGTCTGCCCAATAGCTGAACACACGAGGGGTTGCTCAAGGTAGTTTGCATAGTCCTGCAACTCCATCTCTCGGAGGCTGCATGCATTAGAGTCATCAGCGAAGACGGTGAATACGATTAAGGCTATTAAGCCAACTGTGATTTTCATAGAGCTAACCTCCTCTTTCCATTGATCTTGAATGCTACCTACTTTACCGTATGATTTACTCATTGTCAAGCTCCTTAATCCGATCTTCAATAGCTGTTTGAACCCAGACACCAAAGAAATAACGTACAGCTATAAACTGCATCTCTGGGAGATTATCACTACAGAGAGAATTGCACGGTCCCAACTCAGCGTAGGATTCCTCCCAATATGTATCTGGGAAGAACTTCTCACATACCTCCTCAACAGGGTAATTAAGTGCGTAAGGTAGATTGCAAATACCCCCATACTCATCTAAGTACCACGAATCTGATGGTAGCTTCACTCCGAGATCCTTTAGAACTGACTCATAGATTGGAATTAAGAAGGGATGCTCGCTCGGTGCATCATAAAGTAGCCTGCAATACCCTCCAGCGTTGATTAGATTGTCCTTAAGCACTGAAAGCCATGCACGTAGTGTTTCTAATTCTGTTGGCATCATTGGCATCTCCTGATGGTTTCCGATTAAGATGGGAGTACTATACACACAAAATAATCTCCCGTCAAGTGTTGACTTTAAAATAATTTGTATGTATTCTGGTTGTAACTTCTAGGAGTTAATAATCAAAACAGAAGAGTGAGGTAAATAAATGGAACTATTAGAACAGATTAAGAAAGACCGTATGGTTGCACGTCGTGAGAAGGACAGCGTTAAGGCTACACTTCTTACCACATTAGTGGGGGAGGCTGATAATATCCTTAAGAGTAAGCAGGCTAAGAACTACTCAACGGTAGCCCTTGTGAAGAAATTCATCAAAGGTCTGGAGGATACAGGTAATGCTAAGGGCGGTCTAAGCTTAGATGAATCTAAGGAACTAGATATCCTTAAATTGTACCTACCTAAGACCTACACCATTAGCGAATTGGAAAGCATCATCGATGGTCAGGATTTATCGAAGGGAATGGGACCTATAATGGGTTACCTTAAGAAAAACCACGGTGATCGTGTCGATATGAAGATGGCTCAAATGATAATCAAGGAGAAATTGAAATGACAACTATTATGAATGCATCGGCTACCATGACAGTAGATGGCTTTGGAGAGGTTGAGTATACCATCTCCCCTCTGAATTCAACCGGGGTAGTATCTACAACCATGTGGTCTATCCAGATGAAGCATACCGAGTCTGGTATCTCCGTCATTAAATCCTTACAAGGGTCCCAATACCGAGCCTTGGCTCACACACTTGAAGAATTAAAAGAGAAAGTCTTGACAAATAGTTAAAAGTATGCTATAAAGGTATAACTCTATGGTTTTCCTGATTGTTAAAGGGACTTTCAGTTCACATATTGGCAATCAATAAGCTTAATCATTTAAGGGTTGACATAAAGGTTGGTATCTACTAAACTAAATACCAACTTAAATTTTAAACAAACCTTAAGGTACAACCCTTAAGTACATTAATTGTTGTTTGGTGGTAATAACCACAGGAGGAAATATGCCGTTGATTGATGAAGTTGTACATCGCTATTACCAAGTGGGGGCTGGCCAACGGTTAGGGCAGTTCTTCTTTAATACCTATATCAAGCGTGAGGATAACTCAACTAATAAGTTATTTCACGAAGGTGATTTTAACAAAGCTAGAACCCAAATAGCTAAGTTCATGGAAGACAACCAGTGGAACCAACTACCTAAAGAACTTGTGGATTACACCCCGACAGCTACCCGTTTAAAGGAGGGACCTAATGATCAATAACTTTACAGATGATGAGCATCAACAAATAAGCACCTTCCACTCTGAACTTGAGAGGCGGGTGAAAGAGAGGTCTGAGTTTGCTCATGTGACAGGAGGCTTAGTTGACGGGCCTGTCCAAGAGTATTTATTCCAGATCTGGGAAGGAAACTCCCTAGACTGCGAGTTTAGGGTTTACAAGGATGGATATACCCGTGCTGTAACCTATGTACGGGTGTATCGATGAAACAAGGAGGTACTATGAAGAACTCTGTGGCTCTGGCAATCTGTGTTTTCCTGCTATCTACTCTCGTGTGGATCAGTGCAAACATTTATTACAAGGAGATTTCAATTTCTGGTCGCGACATCTATAACGCCAAGCGTGTATGTGATCAAAACCGAGGAGTGAAACATATTAAACTTTTTAGTGACAAACGTGAAATTGTGTGCCATAATGGAGCCTCTTTAATCAAAACTAAAAAGAAACCAAAAGAGGAGGATTAGATGAAGTCAATCGTAGCTCTCATGCTTGCCATGGTAACAACCTTCAGCTTTGCTAAGGAAACTGAATGCCGGGTCTACACACCTGAACAGGAGAACATTCTGAAGCTGGCCTATGAGGTTGGCTACAGTGAGGACTTAGGGCTTACACTTGCAGCCATCGTAAAGCAGGAATCATTTGTTGGGCCGTATATTGTGAGGGATAATCCAAATGATTACTCAACACACGAGCGAGAGGATGGTTCGGAGTGTAAGATTCGGGGGAGCTATGGTGTAACTCATATACTCTTAACTACAGGGGCTTGGCTAGAGGGTGAGACAAACCTATGGCGCGCCAGAGATACGATTGCTAGAAAGCTAGTCACAGATGATCACTACGCTATCCAGTTGGCGCTTAAGAAGCTCAAGAGTGTTCAGAAGAAAGATCAGGCATGGCGTTCACTGGTAGCCCGATACAATGGTGCAGGCCCCGCAGCTAGAGCTTATGCTGAGGAGATTGCAGGCCATGTCCGCGAGTTTCAGAGATGTGGCCTAGTTGGTGATGTTCTTAGCCCACCAGAGCCAGAGATCCATGTCTTCGGTGAGGACGGTGAAGAAACTATCTACTACATGGACTACTCACTATTTGATTGTCGCTATGATCGCCTCAACTATAAGGAGTTAAGTTAATGATAGATTTCCTACCAGAAGTTATGACTGCCCATTCTGTTGCAGGGTTCTGCACTTGGGCGGTAATTGTAGTAGCCTTCACTTTATTATTCCATGGCGCGAATCTCCTATTAACGGGGTGGTGGCTGCTTGTTGATAAGGGACGAACAAGATTACCAGTTCTTTACCATGAGTGGCTTTACAGTAACTACCGTATCTACGATTACAGTGGTGGTAAGGTAGTAGGAACCCACTACGACTTAGAGCATAACGGTGTTAGCGGCCTACGATTCAGTGAGCAGGGTATAGAGAGAGGCCTTAAAAGGGCTAGAGAGAAACACGGAGATCACTTGATCGCTATTCCTGTACTTGGTAGTGGGGAGGGTGCAGGTTTAGCACCCGCGATTGTGGCCTTTCTTTCAGTGGTAGCAACCTTCTTCATATACCTTCTAACCATAATGCCTATGGTATTCCTTTCAGTTGGTATCTTTATCGCTGTAAGTATTCTTATCTCCTATCTCCGTGATGCACAATTCTACGTAAAAGAGGTAAAAGAGA